GAGCTTCACGGCGTCGGTGGGATCGACCGTGACGTCCCCGACCCGCGCGCTCGCTTCGCAGAGCTGTCCAAGCGCCTCCGGGCGCTCGGCTTCGCGATCGTGAGGTCGCGATGATGCGCGAGCCGCGCGAGGACCTCGGCCTCGAGGTCGTGCTCTTCTTCCATCGCGACCGCACCGGAGACGCGCGCGTCACGTTCCGAGCTCGCGATGTCTTCGGCAACCCAGTCGCGGAGACGCCCGCCGCGATGCACCGAGTCGCGGTCCTGCTCGAGGACTGCGCCAGCGCGCTCCGCGTGCAGGCCGACCACGAGGCCTCGAGATGACGTCGCTCCGACTCTTCGTCTGCCAGCCCTACGGCGCGCGCATCACGCCCTCGGCGTGCGCGCAGCGCTACCCACGACCCGTCGCCAGCCGACGCAGCGTCGGCTCGGGCGCGCGCGTCGATCGCGTCCACTGCCACGAGTGCCCCGTCGGCGCTGCTCACGCGCGCGGCGAGGACGCGCCCGGCGTCGAGTACTCGCTCGTCGAGGTCGGCGCGCTCGCACCTCCCCGCGAGCCCGTGACGAGGCCCGTCGCGAGCTCGCGGGGGAGTGACATGGCCAGCGGAATGCCGACCCCGCAAACGGGCAATGCGCTGGGATCGAACGCCGGATCTGACGACGGCGTGACGGCTCGGAGAGACGAGCACCCAACTACGACGGAGGACCCGATGCCCGCGACCGAGACCCCCGCGCCGAAGCGCGCAGCGAAGAAGTGTGCACGCGCCGGCTGCGACGCGTGGTTCACCCCCACGGGCCCGCGCGGCCTCTACTGCGAGGAGCACCGCACGTCGCCCGCGCAGAACCAAGCGGCGAAGGAACGGATGCGGGCGATGCGCGAGCGGAGGAAGGCGCTCGAGGACGTTTCGACCGCGCTCGATCGGGCTGTCGAGGCCGCGACGACTGAGCGCGAGGAGCCGAGCCCCGAGCCGACCCCGAGCCCCACACCCGCGATCTACGTCGGAGCCACCGCCATGGTAGACGCGGATCGGTGGGCATCGAGAGACGAGCTCGACGAGCACGAGCGCGCGGCCGCGGAGGCGAACGACGAGCTCGTCGTCGACGAGAAGGGGTGCGGCTGGGTGAGCACCCGTTGGCTCCTCGGCCACCGTTCCCGCCAGCTCTCGCGCCTTCGCGATGTGATCGAGCGGACGAAGCGCGTCGTCGGCGACGCGTGGACGAAGGACCGGCCGCTCGATCAGGCCGTCGAAATGAAGTGCCGCGACATCACGGACCAAGCGGGGCACAAGGCCTTCCGTGCGAGCGAGGCGATGCGCGAACTGCGCGAGCTCAAGCGCGAGCGCGACGACCTGCGCACGTCGCTCGCCGAGCGTGGAGAGCGCATCAAGGTCCTGCAGCGCGAGATCGCGGAGCGGGAGTCGGGATCCAGCGAAGCGAAGCCCACCCTCGTCGAGGCTTTCGCCGAAGCGTTCACCCCTCCGCCCGGCGTCGGCGCGGCCGCGGTGCTGCGCGCGGTGGGCTACCAGGTGGTCACGGTCGACTCGCCGCGCGGCCCGGTGATCGTCGTCGAGGGCGCCTCCCGTGGGTGACCTCCCGAAGCTGCTCACGCACGTCTGCAAGTCGTGCGGAGCTCGGATCTACTGGGCGCGCATGCCCTCCGGGAAGGCGAACCCGATCGACGTCGTGCGCGCGGGACGACAGGACGGGAACGTGCGCCTTCGCCGCCGGCAGGACGACGCTTCGCAGGTCGAGGCGGAGATCGTTCCGACCGCGCTCCGTTCCGAGCGGCTCTGGACGAGCCACTTCGCCACGTGCCCGAAGGCGGCCGCGTACCGACGGCCGGACGGCCGCGTCGAGATCGACCGCGGCGTCTCGCGACGACGGAAGGGGGCGCTCTGATGGAGAACATGATGAAGCCGAAGCAAGACGGTTGGCTCTGGACGAGCGACGAAGAGAACTACGTCCATGCTCCGACGCTGGACGCCGCGATGCGTGCAGCGATCACCGAGGCCGTCGACGAGTGGGGCGGGACCGGGACGTTCGAGGTGCACGCCGCGTATCGCGTCGACCTCGCATCGATCGCTCCCGACCTCGCCGAAGATGCCATCAGTCGGATGGCCGGTGGCGACCTTGAAACGGCCTACATCGACGATCTCAAGACTCTCAAAGAGAGAACCGAGGCGCTCGCGCGGGCGTTCGCCGCTGATATCGAGCGAGTCTGCGGACCTTGGCACGAGACGCTCGGACGGTTCGCGCTCGAGGTCACGCTCCACCACGGCACCATCACGTACATCGGTGGCCGATGCGCGGACGAAGCGCGCGCGGCAGGATGGACCGAGGGGCGGATGCTCGAAGGGTTCGACCCCGGCGACGAGGACGGCCCATGCGACGAGTGCGGCACGGACGGCGCGCTCGTCGAGCTTGTCGAGGTGGGCGGTCGCTGGCTCTGCGGAGACTGCGTCGGCCATGTCTGAGAGGCTTCTGGTCACCCTCACCGCCGAGGAGCTCCGCGAGCTCGTCCGCGAGGCCGTGCGCACCGAGCTGGAGAACACGCGCGATGCAGAGCCGGCCGCGATGCTCTCGATCGCCGAGGCGGCCGCGCTCGCGAAGCTGCACCCGAGGACGATCCGCAAGCACGTCGAACGCGGGTCGCTGCGTGCGTCGCAGATTGGGCGCGCGTGGCGCGTGCGACGCGATGACCTCGAGGCCTTCCTGGCGGGCGGGACGACGAACCATGCCGCGTAGACCCGCGAAGCTGCCGCCCGGCATCCGCCGACGCGCGGGCCGACAGTACGAGATCCACTACGTCGGCCCGCTCGGGACGCGCGTGCAGGAGATCGCCGGCGACGACCTGCGGGCGGCCGTTCGCTACCGCGAGGGGCGCATCGCCGCGGTGAAGGCCGGGACGTGGACGCCGACCGTCCACCGCCGCACCGATCGGCTTCGGTTCGACGCGTGGGCCGACACGTGGATCCAGAAGCGGCGCGACCGGCCGAACCCACCGCGCACTATCGACGACGACGAGGCGCGCCTGCGTGAGCACGTGCGCCCGTTGCTCGGTCGTCTCCCGCTCGTCGAGATCTCGGTCGACCACGTGCGCGAGCTGCTCTCGAAGCTCCGGTCGAAGAGCTCCTCGACGACGGGGAAGCCGCTCTCGCCGAACACGATCCACAACGTGTGGGGGACGTTCGCGAAGTGCCTCCGGGACGCAGCGAAGGAGATCGGACGTCGGGGGGTTGCGTGGGTGCCGCCCGTCGACCTCCTCGACGACGGCGAGGCGCCTGAGCGCGTCTCGCGGCCGCGCGGTTCGTTCCAACGCGCCGAGCTCGAGCTGCTGATCTCGGACCCTCGCCTGCAGGTCGACCACCGAACCTTCTGGGCGCTGCTCGGCCTCACCGGCATGCGCCACGACGAGGCGGCGGGCCTTCGGTGGCGTGACATCGACTTCCGCGCGGAGCCCCTCGCGCGCATCACCCTCGTCGAGCAGGCCGGCGGGCGCCCGCTGAAGGAAGACCGACGCGGCCACGGCAAGCGGCGCGAGATCCCGGTCCACCGCACCCTCGCGACCATCCTCGAGGCGTGGCGCACGGGCGGCTTCGCCGCGCTGCACGGAAGGCACCCGCGCCCGGACGACTACGTCGTGCCGTCCACGCTCGACGTCCGCCGGTTCCGGCCGGTGCGCTCGACGCTGAAGCAGCTCGAGCGCGACTGCCGCGAGCTCCGCATCCCGGCTCGGATGACCCACGAGCTCCGCAACACGTTCGCGACGCTCGCGAGCACGGACGCCCCCGAGCTCGAGCAGATCGTCGCGACGATCACGCACTCGGTGAAGCCCGTCGCCGGCGCGTTCAACACCTACCGCGGGAGCCGCTGGCTCGCTCAGTGCGAGGCGGTCCTGCGCCTCGACGTGCGCCTTGAGCGGCACGCGAAGGTCGTCGCGCTGCCTCGTGCCGCCGTCGTCGCAGGTCCGTCGGATCTTGACCCGATCGTTGACCTGGAAGGGCCCAACGCAAAAACCCCCGTCGGTGACGGGGGTTTCGGCGGAGCGGACGGGACTCGAACCCTTACGGTCGTCGGCACTTCCGAGCCGTCCCGGGCACTTACGGGCCCACGCCCCCCCACGGGTGACTCCCGCGATTCACGACCGATTCGCGGACGTAGTGCGGATGTTGACCGTTCGCCCCTCGTGGCGCTCGCCCGTGAGCTCGCCGGCGGAGGTGACGAGGTGGTGGCTCTACGTGTGCTCCGTGGCGTCGCCCGGAGGCTCGGGATCAGCAGCGAGGAGCTGGCGAGGAAGCTGGAGGGAGGATGGGCCAAGTGAGCAACCCTGGTTGGGGCGACTGGGTTCGGATCGTTCACGACGACGATCCCGAGAAGCCCGAGGAACCGTTTCGCGACCTCTCGGGGCGCTGCGGCGAGTACGAACGCTACGACGACCGACCCGGTGTGCCGCGACCGCACCGAGTGGCGCTGGAGCCGGGCGCACCAGGCGGAGGGCTCGTGTACGTGTTCGCGGTCGAGGTCGTCACGCCCTGCACGCAGATCCGAGACGCCGAAGCTCGGGTCGCAGAGGCGAAAGAGGCTGTTATCGCCGCCGCAAGAGCACAGCACGCCGCATCCGAGGAGTGGGTAGCGGTAGGTGGGTGGAAAGCCGCCGCTGAGCGGATGCTCGCGGCGGAGGACGCCGTTGATGACGCGGTGGGTCACCTCATCGAGTGCGAACGCGCCCTCGCGGCGCTGCGCCCCGCTCAGGCCGCGGCCGCCGTGGCGCGCGCGACGTAGCGGTCACGCCAGAGCTCCGCGTTCGTGCCCGGGCACGTGCTCTTCGAGCGACCGCCGAAGCGGCCCGCGCGCGAGTGCGTCGCAAGCCAGTCGGCGATCGACGGACGAGAGAAGCCGTAGCGCTCCTCCGCCCACGGCACCCACGCTTCGAGCGCCTCGACCTGCGCCGGCGAGACGGGGAGCCTCGACGTGTTGCCCTGCAGCACCGCAGACACGCCGTGGTCGTTCGCGCGCGCGCCCTGCGACCACGTGCGCTCGGAGTCGGGGGCGAGACGCAGCACGACGAGTCGGCCGTCGGCGTCTCGGAGCGGATCGCGCGTCAGCCAGAAGTGGTAGGGCCACCACGGGAAGTCGCGCTCGCGCATCACGAAGCGCGCGCTCGCGACGGCGCCGGCGACGCCGGGGAGCCCGAGCGCGCCGCTGTTGTGGAGGTAGAGCCGGAGGATCTGCACGCCCCGCGGGCGCTTCGTCGCGCGGCGGTGCGCGTGCGGCAGGAGCCCGGACACGTCCCAGAGCACCACGCCCTCGGCGAGGTCCTCTTCGACGCGCACGCCGTCGTGGAGCGCGGTCACGTGCCCTCCGTCGGCGACGCGAGCCGGTCGAGCGTGCCGCGCGCGGCGACGAGGAGCGGCCCGGCGAGCAGTCGCCGCAGCGCGTCGACGTCGCCGTGCTCGAGCGCCTCGGTGAGGCGCAGCCGAAGCTCGTCGAGCGTGCCGGCGAGCTCTGCGGACTGCTCGAGCAACCGCGCGGTCTCACGGAGCTCGGAGGCACGCTCGGCGGGCGTCACGACTCCGACGGCTCCTCGGTGACGCGCGAGTCGGGGTGCTCGCTGGCGACTAGCACCATCGACGACTTGATCAGGTCGAGCGCCTTCGCGCGAAGCGCGTCATCCGGGAGCTCGACCGCGATCGCGGCCGCGGAGTGCTCGAGCGCTCGCACGATCGCCAGGGGCCGCGGCGCGAGGTGCGGCTCGAGGTTGTCGACGTGGATCCCCGCGCGCTCGAAGACGGGGCGCACGCGCTCGAGCAGGACGGGATGCACGCGAGGCACCAGCACGTCGACCGCATCGCGCGACCTGCGCGCTCGCTCGAAGGCCTCGTCGAGCTCGTCGACGTCGACGTCGACGGGACGCGGCGGGGTCTCGCGGAGCTCACCGAGCTCGGCGAGGAGTGCTTCGCGGCTCTGCGCCTTCGAAAGCCCAGTCGCGGCAGAGGCCGCAGTGACGGCGCCCTCGAGGACCGCGCGGATGATGCCGGCGACGTCGGCGCTCATCGGGCACCTCGCACGAGTCGATCGAGCTGCGCGGGGAGCGGAGGCGGCGGACGCTCGACTCCGAGCTCTCTTAGGAGCTCGGCGAGTGCGCGGTACGTCGCGGCGAGACGCACGCCCCACGAGAGCACGTCGCCGATGTCCACGTCTCCGCCCGACGCCGCGGCGAGGACGGAGTCGAGGTACGTGATCCACGCCTGCCGCAGCGTCTCGTGGGTCGCAGCGCCGCGCGCGCAGCGCTCGCGGAAGACCGCGAAGCCGTCCACGTCGCCGGCGCGGCCGAGCTCCTCGGCGCGCTCCACCGAGCACGCCTCCTCGAGGCCCGCCGCGACGCCGTCGATCGCGGGGCGCGTGAGGCGCGCCGTCGACGCGTGCGTTCGGAGCTGCGCCGTGCTGCAGCCGGAGAGCAGCACGAAGAGCGCGAGGGCGAGCTTCGCGAGCGCGCCGAGCACGAACGCCCTCGGGGTGAAGAGCGCGCTCACGCGTCCACCTGCGCGCCACGAAGGCGGGACGTGACGACCTCGGCGCGGTCCGCGTGGCCTGGGGCCTTCGGGTTGCCGAGTCGCGAGTCGATGAGCTGCTCGAGCTTCTCGCGCGCGAGCTCGGGAAGGCCTCGCCGGCGCATCTCCGCGGTGATCCAGTCGAGCGCCCACTTGAGCTTCTCCGCGCTCGGTGGCAGCTCGCCGCGCTCGCGCGCCCAGCCCATCCCCTTCTGCTCAGCGAAGGTGATTCCGCCATCGACGACGTCCTTCGTGAGTTGGTCGCGTTTCTCCTCCGCGATCAGCTCTTCGACCTGCAGCTTCCGCGCGAGCCATCGGTGCGCGAACCGTCCGAGCACGAGCAGTAACCCGCCGACGATCGAGAGCACGATCGGCAGCAGAGTCTCCGTCGCCACCTTCGCGTAGATCACCGCTTCTGACATTTCCTCGGGGGCCGGCGCCTCGGCCGCGACGAGCACGATCGGCGCATCGGGCGGGGTCTTCTCGACGTCGAGCAACGAAGGCGGGGAGTCGACATCGGTGTCGGGCTGCGCGGCTGCGAGACCGGCGAAGAGACACGTGAGCGCGAACCAGAGCGCGAGACAGCGTTTCAGCATGCCCCCACGCTGCGCGAGCGCGCGCCGCGCGCGCGACGCGGCGCCGTCAGCCGTGGCCCTCGCGACGCGCGAGCACCGTCTCGATCGCCCGCTGAAGCATCTCCGCGTGGGCGCGGTCCCGGCCGCGGTTCTCTGCCTCGAGCTCCGCGATGCGACCCATAAGGCGGGCCTCGAGAGCAGCCTCGCGCGCGCTCACCTCGTCACGCTGATCGCGCGTGCGGGCGTGCGCGCCCCGCTCCGCTTCGAGCTCCACCTGGAGCTGCAAGCGCGCGCGAACCTCCGCGTCGAGCTTCGCCGCGAACTCGTCGAGACGGCCCTCGTAGTGCTTCCTCAGCCCCGACATCTGACCTTCGAGCGAGGCGACCTGACGCTGCAGCTCGGCGATGTGTCCGGCTCTCTCGGCGCTCCGCTCCGCGCGGACCCGCCGCCACTCGGCGAGGAGCCCGCGGAGCCATCGGTACCCGTAGCGACCCAGGACGCCCGCGAGCAGACCTCCCCCGCCGATCCCCACCGCCTTCGCCGGGTCGAGCTCGTCCATCACCGCTCCGTTCGCCCCACGCGCTTCGTCATCTGCTCGAGCGCCCTCTCGAGCCGCGCGATCTTCTCGTTCTTGAACTCGATCGTCTGCTCGAGGTCGGCGATGCGACCCTGCTGGTCGGTCACCTGCTGCCGCAGCGCGTCGAGCTGGATCTTCGAGACCTCGCCGCCGGCATCGATGGCGGCTTCGATCGCCTGCTCGATCGCGTGCTCGCGGAGCGCGCCATCGAGCTTGATCGCCTCGTCGATCGACTTCCTCGTCGACGCGACGGCGCGCATCGCGCGCGCGCTCGTCGGGCGAGGCCGGCGTGCGCCGATTCGGCCCGGGAGTGTGGGGTCGTCAGCGGACATCAAAGCCCCCACTTCCACTCGCAGTAGCGCTCGAGATCGAGCAGCGCGTCTCCGCTCACGTAGTCGGGGACGACGCCTACCTGCGCGACCCGCCCGTCCCACGGCTGGATCAGCGTGCTCGTGACACCAAGGCGTGCGGCCGACGTGCTGCTCGATGTCGATGGTGTGCCGGTGAGCGAGCCTGCGCTTGCGATCTGCGACCCACGCCACCGGACGGAAAGCGGGGGGCTCGCGGAGGAGTCGAGGCGCACGATTAGCGCGCCCTTGGCTCCGCCTGTGATGGCGCCCGTAACATCTGCGACGAAGGTGCCCGACCCGTTGCACACTCCGACACGAAACCCGCTCGCGGTGTAGCGGATAAACAATCCGATATTCGCGGCGGTGAAGACACCGCTCGTGGTGAAGAGCGTCTGCGTCGTGCCCGCGCCATCCGTGTCCACCACCGCAACGAAGGTGCCGCCGGTTGCGTCGTGCAAACACCGCAGATCTGCAGCGATCGAGTCCTCACGCAGCGTCTCGCTCGACGCGGCGGCGAAGTCGACGGATCCGCGATTGTTGAGTGCCGCGTCAGTCGGGATGTAGGTCGGAATCGGGCCCGAGGGGCCTTTCATGTCGACGCCCGCCGAACTCCGGTCTTCCCAAAGCGTGACGTCGTCCGAGCCATTGACCGTGATGTCCGCGGAGTCGGCCTCCAGCCAGCGCACGGGGGCAAGAGTCGCGATCGGATCCCATGCGACGGTGTTCGAGTCCTCGGAGTCGCTCCCGCTCCCGTTCGTGACGGTCGCCGTGACCTTCCAGCTCGGACCCACGTCGGTCGCGCGGTCGGAGACATACGCTTCGACCGTCGCCTCCGACACACCGGAGAGCACGGTCGTGGAGGGGAGGCGGATCAGATCGTAGGTGATCGTGCCTGCGTCGCCCGTGTAGGTCGGCGGCGTGATCGCTGGCGACGTGCCGTGCGCGACCGTCCACGCGAGCGCGGGCGGAGCCGTGATCACGGGAACGCCCGCCTCGAGCTCGACCTCGACTACGATCGAGTCCTCGTGCTCGCACGGGCCCGGCCCGGTCACGAAGATCGTGAGCTCGTTCGTGCCGGTTTCGAGATTCTGGTTCGCCATCTCGACGGACCAGTCGCCGTTCACGTCGGCGACGACCGGCAGCTCCTGATCGCCCCGCAGCTCGATCACGATGGTCGAGCCCGGCGTCGCGCTGCCGGTGAACGTCGGGAAGCCCTCGGTCGTCGTGAACGGCCCCGCGAAGTACACGCTCACGCCGAACTCGCTCGTCACGACGATCGGCGTCGACTCGACCCACCCCGCGGCGGCGGTGACGATCCCCGTGTAGCCACGCGCGACGATCGTGGTGTCCTCGCCGTCGAGGTAGGTCGCGAGCAGGATCTGCACGGACCACTCACCCGTGCCCGAGTCCGCGGTGGTCGTGTACGTGGTGACGAGGCCACCTGACTCGGTGACGACGACCTGGACGGTCCCGACTCCGGTGCTCGTGCCGGTGACGGTGACGAGCTCGTCGCACGCGATCGACTCATCCGCCGGCGACGTGATCGCGATCGCCGGGACGACCCAGTCGAACACGAGCGTCCCCGTCGCGTGCGCGCGGCGCCGAAGGAGGTCCTCGACGAACGCGGAGCCTCCCTCTGCGAGCAGACGGATCGTCGCCTCGTGCGTGTCGGTGTGGGTGACTCCGAGGAGTCGGTAGAGCGGCCGAGTGACGCCGTCCCCATCCGCCGCGAAGGGAATCTCGGACAGAGCACAGAACCGCTCTATGGACGCGCGCGAGAGCGTCGACGTCTCCAGCAGCCACGCGATCATGGCGCGCGCGAGATCTTTGTCGAAGCCACCGGTGAGCGCACCTGGGTAGTCGAGTGCAACCGCCGCATCCCACTCGCGCAGGAGCTCGTCGGCGGTGAGCGGGAAGGCCTCGCGCTGCAGGTCGGCCGCGCGCGCTTCGACGCGGTCGAACTCGGCCGCGAGGCCAGTGAGCAGCCGGCCGAGGTATGAGTCCGGGCTCGTGTTCCACGCAGCTCCGCGCGGCAGCAGTCCGATCAGGTCGCGGAGGGCACCCACGTCGGAGACGGTGTCGCGTCGCGCGCCACGTGCGCGACGCGGCGCCGCGACGGCTTGGGAGCTGAGTCAATTTCCGGGGCGCGAAAATGAGGGTTGGCGACGGGACACCTACATCACGTCGGCCACGTGATCGTTCCCAGCACCGGCAGGTGCGCGGTCGAGCTCGCGACAGTGTTGCCCGCGGGCGCACTGATAGTGAAGTCGACCTCCCCCTCCGCGGCGCTGATCGCCTCGCGCACGTGCGACAGAAGGATGGTCTCGCCGGGCGCGCTGTCTCGGAAGAACATGCTGCGGAGCTCCGCCTCGATCGCCTCGCGCACATCCTCGGTGTCCGGCGTGAGCGAGGTGAACGTGACCGCGACGCCCTGCTGCGTGGGGGCGATCGCGGTGACCTCGACAGTGACAGGAGCGACCGAGTCCAGGTAGGCCTGGATCTCCTCGAGCTGCTCCGTCGAGGGGTTCACGAAGTCGGGCTCGCCGGTCGCCTGCACGGTGACGAAGACATCGACGGTGCCGGCGCCGCTGCGCTCCGGGAACTCCCACGCCCTCAGCACGCGCGTCGTCGGTGTCTCGAGCGCCCACGCGACGTAGTCGCCGGGAGCTCCGCATCCGTTGCCCTGCGCGAGGCGAGCGACGACGCGGCTGCGGAGCTGCTCGATCGTCTCCTGGTCCGCGCCGCCGGTGAGACCCGGGAACTGGACCGCGCCCTCGGAGCTGATGCCGGCAACCGGCGAGACGAGGGTGAGCTCGCCGGACTCGAGGTTGCCGGCCGTCCCCGGCTCGACGGCCTGCACCACCGCGATCGAGAGCTCGCCGCCGGGCGCGAACGTGCCGACCACCTCGTACTCGATGCCGGCATCGCTCCGCATGAGCGTCCCGAGTGGCAGCTCGAGGTCCGTCGGGCTGTTGAAGTGCACCACGCCGACGGCCTTCGTCGGAGCTCGCAGCGAGAGCCCGAGGAGCGCCCCCCACCGGAGCACGAAGGGAGCGGTCGCGCGGTCGGGGAGAATCTGCTCGGCGACCCACGCGAGGTGTCCGTGCAGCCCGTGCGCGAGGCCCGCGAGCGCGCGCGCGAGCATGTCCTCGACGCTCCGGCGCGGGATCGTGATCGCGAGCTCCATCGCGTCGGTGATGTCCGCGCGCGCACGGTTGAGGAGCTCGACGAGGGAGGGGCGAGCGAATGCCATGGGTCAGACCTCGTACTCGTAGCGGAGCGTGCGGCTGTCGCCGTCCAGGGTGATCGTCACTTCGAGGGCGATTCGCCCGTTGTCGAGTCGCTCTGCGACGGCGCCGACGACGTCGGCGAGGCTGTCCTCGAGCAGCCACGCGAGCGCCTCACGCGCATGATCGGCCGCTGCGAGCAGAGCGACGCGGTCCTCGCGACCGCGGGCGAGCAGCGACCAGAGGCGCGAGCCCTCGACGTCGCCGGCGACGTACGGGAACGCGGCGCCCCACCAACCGCCGCGCGAGGTGCCCTCCGGGACCTCCGCCGGCGTGACGAGCCGATCGGTGAAGAGCGAGATCAGCACGGCCGTCTCGAGCGGGTCGCCGGCAGCGAGCAACCCGTCGTCGTCGACGACGAGGTCGCACGCACCAGTCGAGGGGTCGAAGGCGAGGCGGATCACGGTTCGATCTTCACTTTCGTCGACCCCACCGACTCGCGGGGTGCCGCGCTCAGGTTGGCGATGATGCTCGCGAGAAGCGCGGCGCCGCCGTCCATCGAGCCGGGTACGCCGTTGATGATCGCGTCGCGGATCTTGTCGAGCTCCGCCTCCACCAACGACTGCAGCGCAGCGAAGTCGGAGGGCGACTTCGCCCCGAGGCACGTGTTGCCGTCCTCGTCGACGAAGACCTTCCATTCGCCGAGGTAGTGCAGCCCGCCCTCGCCCGGCTTGCAGTTCTTCGGTCGCTGATCGCGCTTCTGCACGGCGACGGCGACGGCATGCCCGCGGTCGCCTCCGACACTCGCGAAGAGGACCTCGCTCCCGACGGGCGGCACGAACGACAGGCCCGACGGCTGCCAGTACTCCACCTGATCGTCGAGCTCGCCCGCGAGCTGCTCGACCTGGAGGACGACGACGCCCGCGTCGTCCTTCACGAGCTTCGCGATGCCGGCGTCGACGGCGAGGTTGATCCGCGCAGTCGCGTCGCGGATCGCGCGACGCACGTACGCCAGGATCTCGCGCTTCAGCTCCTCCATTCGGCACCTCGCGCACGCGTCGGGTAGTTCACCACGGCATCCAGAGCCTCCGGGCGCGTGAGCTCGAGGGTGGTGCGGTGGAGCTCCGGCCCCGACTCGAGGGTCGCGGAGACGATCAGGAGCGTGGCGTTGATCCCGAGGGTCTCGCTCTGCACCGAGACGCGCGTGTTCGGTCTCCAGATCCCGCCCTCGTCGGTGAGCCAGCCCGCCACCTGCAGAGTGACGCGCTCGCTCCGGCCCGCGCGCGTGTTGCGCTCGAGCGTCGCGCGCTTCGCGCGGTCCTCCCCCTTCGCGCCCCAGACGTGCACCGTGTGACGCCGCGTCCGGGTCACGGCCTCGTCGCGGAGGATGTACTCGGTGCGCCCCACCGCGTCGTCGGCCGTCTCGCCGCGCCCGGTGCCGAGGAAGCGGTACTCGCTGAAGCGTTCCCTCCACGAGCGCGCGTAGCGCCACGAGAGCACGCGGTCTCCACCCTCGACGAGGCGCGTCGACGTCGCGGCCTGACCCGCGCGCGAGAAGACGACGGCGCCGGCGTCGTCCCGCACGATCATCCCGCGATCCTTCGCGGCGCGCTGCAGCGCGCTCCCGATCGTCTCGCCGACGTCGACCTTGAAGACGGGCCATCGCGCGGCCTCACCGCTCTCGTCGAGAGCCGTGACCTCGTAGCCGTCGAGCAGCGCGTTCGCGACGTCGATCACGCCGACGTTGCGGAGCTTCATCTCGCGCACGCTCGCGTCGCAGTCGACGACGTCGCCGAGGCGCGAGCGACCCGCGATCGACCGTGAGAGCAGTCGTCCGTCCAGCGCCGACTCGTCGTCGTCGACGAAGCCCTCGAGAACGAGCTCGTCGACGCCGCCGGCGCCGACGACGCGGAGCTCGACAGGGTCACCCGCCTCGATCACCCACGGGTCGCCCGCGTAGCTCGCGTCGTACTCGACGCGCCACTGGCTCGCGAGCTGGTCGAGGCTCTGCGTCACGCTCGCAGAGCGGAAGCCGCGCACGCGCTCGCCAGCGACGCGGACCTCGAGCTGCGGCGCGAGCTCAGACACGGAGCACCTCGAGCGGCACGCCGACGGCGAGGCGGTGCGGACGCGCGGGCGCGTTGCGACCGACGATCTCGACCTCGCGACGCGCGTCCGCGTAGAGCTCGTGGGCGAGCACCAGCGCGGACACCTCCTCGTCGAGGCGAACGGTGCGGACGTCGGGCAGCGCGGCCGCGACGCGGGCGAGGTGTCGCGACGTCGACGTGCGCGCGGCGACGAGGCGCTGGTAGAGGATCGCGCCCGAGACCGTGGTGCCGCCGGCGGAGCCCTCCTCGACGAGCTCGTCGAAGGCCTCCGCGAGCTCGTCGGCGATCGCAGCGGCGTGACTCCTCGAGGCGAACGGCAGGTCGAGTACTGCGCGCGCGGTGGCCGCGACCGCGGTCGCGCGCACGAGCCCGATCACCGCGAGCCGAAGCGCGAGCTCGGCGCGGCGGTTCGTGGTCGACGTCGGGATCGGAGGCGCGTCGGCGCCGAAGCGGAAGAGATCGCGCGTCGCGTCGATCACGACGTCGGCCGCCGTCTTCAGCGTCGCGAACGACTGTCGGAGCGCGGCCGCGGTCTCGCCCGGGATCGCGAGCACGCTCTGCGCGGCGCCGATGAACGCGGCCGCGGCCGCGCCCGGGGCGCTCGCGAGTCGCGTGAGGTCGGAGGCGAACGAGCTCACGCGCGAGTCGAACGAGGAGATCACCCCCGCGCCCTGCGCGATGCGGTCGTGCGCAGTGCGTAGCGCGGACTGCGCCTCGTCGAAGAAACTCCGGGAGTCCTCCTCGTAGATCGCGGGGACGCCGTCGGTCTCGTAGGCGCTCTCGAAGTCGCGCGCCGCGTCCGCGAGGAACGCGTCGAGGTCCCGCTCGGCGAGCGCTTCGGTGTCGACCTCGCGGGTGAGACCTCCGTCGGTGACGTCGACGCACGTGAAGCTGATCCGCGCGCGGCCGCCCTCGTCGCGGCTCTCGACGGTCTCGATCGAGCCAACGACCGACACCGTGCGCTCGCCGCGATACGGGTGGACGAGCCGCCCGGGCCCGGGCTCCGAGAGCGCGCGCTCGAGCGCGTCGCGCCGCTCGAGGTAGTCGGCGCCGACGACGTACGCCTCGACGGCGAAGCGGCGCGGCCCGCGGCCGAGCTCGGCGACGCGCACCGACTCCTCGTGCGACGCGCGGCCCGGAAAGAGGTGCTCGTCGGCGAGCTTCGGGTGCGTCGTCCGCGCCTCGCGCACGAAGAACGCGACGCCGCGGAACGACGCAGGTCGGAGCTCGTCTCGCCAGGCCACCGGTCGAGCGTTCGTCGCTTCGTGCCGCGCGCGCGACGCGGCGCCGCGTCACCGCCCCGTGGTGCCGACGCCGGCGAAGGACGTGCGACCGGGCGCGGACGCGGCCGGCGAGGACTGCGTCACGCGGATTCCGTCGCGCAGCGTGTCGATGAAGTCGCGCATGACGCGGCGGTCGTCGTCAGAGAACGCCGTGGGCGCTTCGCGACCAGCCTCAAGGTAGCGAGTGACGTTGGCCGCGAGCTCGCCCACCTGTTGGGAGAGAGCCACGTCCGGGCGAGCCGTGGGGTCCGACGACTGCTCCGTCATGTTCGTCGCGCGCGTGCGCCCGATCGCCTCCTGTCGCAGCTCCTCTCTGGCGGCGGCCGCGCGGCGCTGCGCCTGCAGGAGCTCCTCGGCGCGGCCGAGTACTGCAGAGCGGTCTCCCTCGCTCAGCCCACGGGCGGCGCGCGAGCCTTGCGCGTCGAGTACGACGCGGTCGCTGCCGTCGAGCTGCGCGACGTCGAGCGACGAGAGCAGCTGATCCGCCTGCCGCCTGCCGCGCTCGCTCGTGCCGAAGCGTCGCCGCACATCCTCCTCGAACGACTGCCGCAACGCGTCGGCGCCCTCTACCTGCCCCTGCAGCGACTCTCGCTGGCGCTCTCTCGACTCGCGGGTCTGCGCCGTGGTGAGCGCGTCGCGCGCGACCTGCTCCTCCGTCGCCGTGGTTCCGACGCGGTTGTCGATCGCGTTGCGCTTCTCGGTCGCCGCATCAGCGATCCGCCCGCCTCCGAAGATGCGAGTCGCGCCAACGACCGTGTCGAAAATGCTGCGCTCGAGCTCAGGATCCTGTTGCAGTCGTTGCCCGACAGCAGCGCCTACAGCCCGACCACCAACCCACCGAGCGAGCCGGGCGCCAGCGCTCTCCTCGCCACCCACTGAGCGAGCGGTGTCGCGCGCTTCGCGAGCCTCGCGCTCTTTCACCTCGAGGTTCGCGGTCTGCTCTTCGACGCTCCGCTCGCCACGCCGGAGCTCACGCATCCGCTGCTCCGCCGCGAGCACGCCCTGCGCGGCGTCGACTTGATCGAGGAACGCCTGCCGGGCCTCGCGCGCGGCCTTCGCCGCGTCCCGAGTCGCGTTGCCCCACTTCGCCCACGCCCCCGCAGCCGCCGTCGCGGCGCCGATCGCGAGCGCGATCATGGGGCCGATCGGACCGAGGGCGTTGGCCAAGGCAAACGCGTTGTTTCCGGCGCTCGCGAACGCGATCGATGCCTGCTGCGTCGCCGGCGAGAGCATGCCGAAACCGAGGCCGACCTCCGTGAGGAAGTTGACCTGCTCGGCCATGGCGCGGCCCTGCGCCTTCGAGGCGTCGCTGACCTTCCCGAACCCCCGTCGCGTCTGCTCGGCGCCGGCGTCGACCGCGGCCGCAGCGGCGGCGCTCTGCTGCGCGGCCTGTGCGTCAGCAGCTCCCGTCGCCGCGCGCGCTCGAGCAGCTCGCTCGGCCGCCTCGGCGAGCTCCTGCTCCGACGCGGCGGCCTCACGCGCGGCCGCGGAGAGTCCGCGCACGTCCGCGACGCTGACGCCTGCTTCCTTCGCGAGGGCGCGCTGCGCGGCCGCGGCACGCTGCGCGGCCGCTTCGGCCTCGGCCTCCGCTGCGGCGAGCTCGGTGAGGCGCGCGGCCGCGACGGTCGCACCGCCCGAGGCCTTCTCGATCGCGGAGAGCGACGCGGCGATCTTGGTCGCCTTGCCGGTCGCCTCGTCGACGAGGCGCGCTGTGATCTTCGCCTCGAGCTCAGCCATGCGGGCGACCCTCGTTCAGCAGGGAAATCCACCACCCGAGCTCGTCGAGCGGGATCGCGTCAAGCACGGCCGGTGACCAGACACGGAGGAGAGCGCCGACCGCTACGCGCCACTCCGCCGGAATTTTTCCCGCTGTCGCGCTCCCGCGCGCTCGAGCGCCCACGCGTCGCGCTCGTTCGTGATCGCGAGGTGGTCCCGCGACTCGCAGAGCGCGTCGAGGAAGGCGTCGAAGTCGCCGGTGCGGTCGTAGATCCGCCACGAGGCGAGCGTCGCCCGCCGGACGAGGATGCGGCCGCGCGTGCCGCCGTCCGCGCTCTTCACCGGCTCGAGGAGCTCGACGACGAGGTCTCCGTTCGGCAGCTCGGAGATCCGCGCGTCGAGCTCGGCGCGCAGCTTCGCGACCGCCTCTTGACGCGCTTGCTCTTCGGCGTCGGTCTCCACCGACTCGCTCACGAGAGCACCATCGGATCACCGCGCCACGTGATCTGCACGTTGCCGTTCTCGAGGTCGCCCGACTCGGCGTACGACGCCGACGGGAGCACGTAGACCTCGCCCGTGTCGCAGACGTACTCGACCGTGCCCTCGGCGACGTTCTGCAGGTCGATCAGGCCGAGGCCGGAGACGTGCGGGAACGTCGCGCGGACTTCGCCGGGGAAGTCGCTCTCGGTGTAGACGGACTTCCCGTCCGAGGTCATCTCGTGCGTGCGGCGCACCCCGCCCGGCTGCATCGCGGCGCCCGGGAGGCTCTTGTAGGTCGAGCCGTTGACCTTCACGACGACTCGACCGGTCTTGCGGACGCTCATGGGTACCTCACCGGATCTGGATGAGAGAGGCGATCGTCACGAGCTGACGCGTGACGCGAGGCGGGAGGAACGCGTCGAGCCGGTTCGGGTCGAGCTCGTTGACGCGCGCGTCGAGCTCGGCCTTGAAGGCCTCGAGGTCCTGCACGAGGCCGAGGCCGTCGCGAACCTGGATGAACCAGTCGATCGCGTGCGACCGCAGCGAGCTCGGCGTGAGGATCGGCGCGCCCGGAGGCGGCGTCGCGAGGTCCGGTGCGTCGGCGAGCACGAAGTTCGCGAACTTCTGCAGCGACGCAACCCACGAGAAGCGGAGCGCTTCCGCGGTGCGGCCCAACGTCAGCAGGAGCCGCGACGTGTCGGGGTTCGCCGAGTCGTCCTCGGTCCGCGTCGTGACGAGCTGGTCGAGAACGACCTGCGATCCGTTCACGCGCCAGGTCGAGACGCCGGCGGCGAGCGAGAGGTCACGTTCCGGCTTGTCGGGCCGGTCGGCGAGCGAGAACGGCGCGAGGAAGCCGGGCAGCGGGAGGTTGAGATACCCCTGCACCGGGTGCGGCTTGCGCGAGTCCCACCCCGCGGCGAGGCAGGCGAGCACCCACGGGGGCGTCACGCTCGGGCCCGCGCCGAGGATGCAGATCAGGGGCGAGTTGTAGGCGTCCGCCTCGGTGATCTGCTCGGCGAAGGTCCCGCGGATGCCGAGGAAGCCCTTGCCGTCGAGCGCGACCATCGCGTCCTCGCGACGAACCATCTCGTCGACGAGCGCGCCGATCGAGGTCGCGTCGGAGAAGCCGACGATCACGGAGTAGAAGCGCTCGCTCGTGACGAGCGCGATCGCGTCGTCGAGATCCGGCGTCCCCGCGCCGCCGGTGGGCTGCACGACGGCGATGGAGATCCCAGCGACCCCGAGATCCGTGTCGAGCGGGTCGACCGCGAGACGGAGCCGGTTGCCCTCCACGCCCTTGAAGTTCGCCGTGACGGTCACGACGTGCTCGTTCGGATCGGCGCCCACCGCCGACGTCATCGGGATGTCGGGATCGGCGTCGATCGCGGCCTCGATCGCCGCGGCGACGTCGTCGTTGGTGTCGCCGGAGGTGACGCCGACCTCGATGCGCTTGCCGGCGACGTAGACGACGATGGTGCCCGACGCCGTGGCCGTCCCCGTCACCGTGAGCGTGCCGGCAGCCGCCGTGCCGGCGCTCGGAGGCGTGAGCCCGATCGCGGTGATGCGCGACGTGAGGTTCACGCGGCGGAACGACCGGATCATCTCCGCGAGCTGGCTCTTGCGCGGGATCCGCGCGTCGCTCTCGCCGAGCACGACGATCGGTTCGAGGTCGTGATCGGTGTCGCCGTCGCGCAGGTAGCCGACGATGAGCGCGTCGCGCGGCGCGGCCCCGAGGCCGGCGCGGCGGAACGCGAGCTCGGCGTGGAAGCCGGGGCTGAAGTTCTGGACGGGGATCTGCTGGAAGCCGTAGCTCATGGATCAGGTCTCCTCGCGCGGCTTCGCCTTCGCGGGCTTGGAGGGAGGCGGGGCGACGCGCTCGACCTCGCCGGCGGCGAGGCGACGGCGCCAGTAGGGCGAGAGCTCGACGCGCTCGCCGGCGGCGGCGAGGTGCTTGCCGGTCGCCGGGTTCGGCACGAGCAGGCCTTCGCGCGGCTTGAGACGTTCTTGGGTCACGTGAGCTCCTGGAGGACGAGGCGCGTCGCGGTGCGCGCCCACTCGGTCTCGTCGACGCGCGCGTCGAGGAACGGGCGGACGCGGTTGTTCGGACCCGCATAGCGGAGAGGGCTGCCGATCGTCGCGACGTCGCCGCTGCGCTCGGCGGTGATGCTGGCGCGGAGCGCGCCGGTCTCCTCGAGCACGCCGCGGCCGCGCTTCCGCGCGACCGTCGAGGGCGCGAGCGGTCGCCACCCGCCGTCGTGCGGCGAGCCACCGCGCGCGAAGGCCTCCTCGGTCTGCTCGAGCGCGAGCTCGACGTAGGCGTCGAGGAGCGGGAGCTCGGCGAGGCGACGGACGCGCGCGACGACCGACTCGACGTCGGTGGTGATCGTGAGGCTCACAGGAGACCTCGGGTCTGACGGCGGGTGAAGAGCGCGGGATCCGCTTCGATGCGCGGACCCGTCACGCTCGGCTTCGACGGCTGCGGGTCGAGCCCGAGCGTCGCGAGCCCCTTCGCGACGTCGCGGAGCCACGCGAGGGCAAGCTCCGCCTTTCGCCGTTCCTCGTCGGTCGCCTTGTCGCCGGCGAGGTCGTAGGTGGCGAGGTCGCACACGGCGCCGCGCAGCGATGGGGGCACGACCGAGATCGGCAACCATCGCGCGCAGTAGCTCGCTGCCTTCGACGACGCGTCCTCGAGCGCCTGCTCGACCCCCGTCTCGTCCACCATGCCATCAGCGTCACGATCGGTGAGATCCGCGTAGCGCGTCTCTCCGAGGTGATTCTGCAGGTCGATGGGCGAGGCGAAGGTGGGCATGATCACTCGGCGGGAGTCACGACGACACGTTGCTCCGCACGGAGCTGCTCGAGCTTCCGCTCGGTCACCGACACGACGCGTGGGCGTGCGTAGACGGTGATTCCGGCGACGACCATCGAGCTCCGGCGGGTGCTCTCCGCGAGACGCACCTCGACCTTGCGCAGCGTCGCCGGAGGAGAACTCGGCGCGCGCGCCACCCCTGCGAGTCGCGCGTCGAGACCCCGAAGGCCTCGCGTATTCTCGTCGAGACGTCCGGTGACGCGCTGCTCGAGCTGGTCGATGCGCTGCATGAGCTGCGCGAACTGCTCGGCGACGGCCGTGGACGACGCGAACTGCGTAGAGGCCGACTCGGCTTCGGCCGAAGTCGCTTCCGACTTCGCCTCGGCCTCCTCCGCTCCCCGCTTCACGGAAGCCATGGCGACACCATCAGCTCGACGGCCTTGTAGTTCGGGTTGCTGCCGCCACCCGAGAGGTACTGCGTCTCCAGGAGCGCCTGACCTTCGGCGCGGCGGGAGGGACCGCAGAGGAGATGCGTCGGACGGATCCCGAGCTTCTGACCCTGGTCGTTGGAGCGCGACATCATCGCGGCCATGGCGGAGTCGAAGGCCTCGGAGTCGAGCTCGTTCTTCGAGCCCCACGCGAGCTGCCAGAGCCCGAACCCGACGCCGCACCGACGGCGGATGCCGTAGAGGTAGACGTCGTTCTTGAACGCCGTCTCGTCGGGCGGCTCCTGCAGCTCCGCGACCGTGCGGGGCTGGAAGATGAAGGGCTTCAGCGGCCGCGAGAGGTCGAGGAGGTACCACGGCGTGGCGATGCTGTCGGTGCCCGACTCGACGTTGGACACGATCTGCCCGCCCTCTTCGTGGTCACCGAAGAAGACCGCTTCGTCGTAGCCCTTCGCGTCGACGAACGCGGCGCTGAGCAGCGCCGCGAGGAGCTGCGTCGGGTGAGCCGCGACCGCGTCGCCGGCCGTCGCGAACGACGCCGGGTAGAGGCCGAGGTTGTCGTCTTCGAGGTCCGTGCGGCGGACCTCGAGCGTGCTCTCGTAGAGCTTGTTCGGGATCCGGTACTGCGACGCCTTCAGGTGCTTGACCTGACGGTCGCCGAGCCACTCGCGGATGGAGGGGAAGCTCGAGATCATCGGGTAGATGTTCTCGGAGCCACTGGACTTGATCTCGGTCGAGATCTTCATGTGGAGCGACGCGGGTTCGGCCATGCGAAGCGCGGTGCGGAAGTGGTTCTCCGCCGCGAGACCGAAGAGCGTCAGGTTGGTCTTGTTGATCAGCACGATGATCTCCGTCGGTGAGGCCTCAGAGCGCGAGGCCCGAGGAGACGTGGAGGTTGAGGATCCGCGAGATGTCGAGAGCGAGGGCCTCCGCGGTCGCCTCGTCGCTCGCGTTCGTCGCGCTGACGAGGAAAGGCGCGGCGGACGCACGACGGTGGATGTCGGCGCGCGCGAGGTGCGCGTTCAGATCGGCCTTGACCTCGTTGAGGAGCGTGTAGCTCGTGGCGAGGTTCGTCGCGTCCGACGCGCTGACCGTGTTCGTGGCGTCCGCCGCGGAGTGCGCGTCGGTGTCCGCGATGTGGGCGATGTAGGCCGCCTTGATCGCGTTCGCTCGAGTGACGACGGCGGCTTCCCCGTCGACCGCGGTCTCGGCCACGAGGCCGTCGAGGTCGACGTCGAAATGCGCGAGGGTGGAGCGCGCCAGCACCTCCGTGAGCAGCGCGATCTGCGCGCCCATCGTGGCGATGGTGGTCGGCAGCGGAGCGAACACGAGGGTCACCCCCTCCGGCCCGACGTCGAAGATCTGACCGGCCGCACTGCGACCAGCCGAGGTCTTCGACACGGTCTGGTCGTCGACCCAGTACGCCAGCGATCCGATGTCCGCCTGCGTGATCGTGGTCCCCGTCTGATCGAAGTTGTAGCCGTGCTTGCCGGCGACGACGTCGACCCACTTGTCGCCGTCCGCACCGTCGGTGTTGTCGACCTGCTCGGCGAAGACGCCGAGCGTGGTGAGCCCTTCGGCTTCCGACGCGGGCTCGACGTAACCGTCGCCGTTGAGCACCGCGCCGCCGCCGGCGAAGGCCATGACGCCTTCGGCGAGCGGGAAGCGGCGCCGCTCAGCAGCACGCGAGACGGTGGCACGATCTTGAGTGAGGGCGGCCATCTCAGTCCTCCCATCCGCCGGCGTTGGAAGCCCGGATGCGGGCGCGTTCGGCTGCGACCTCCGAGAGCTGCTCGGCGGTCACACCCATCTGGCGGAAGATCACCGGGTCACCGGCGGGAACCTCGGCGGAGCCCTTCGGGGCGTTCGCCGGCGGCGCGGGCGGCGCGGGCGGCGTGCTGAAGATGCCCGGCTCGGGGCGCGTCGCCATGAAGGCGTTGAAGCGCTCGACCGCCGCGTCGTCGACGAGCGTCGACGCGAAGAGCTCGCGCTCTGCGGGGAGCAGCTTCTTCGATGCGATCGCATCGTTGAGCGTGCGTTGCACCTTCTCCGCGAAGGTCTGCGCTCGCTGCTGCACGAGCTGCTGCGCGAGCGCCTCGCGTTCTCGGTTCTGTGCGTCGAGGGCGGCCTCGACTGCGGCCTCGTCGGCGTCGTCCGGGAGCCCGAGCTTCCGAGCGAGCGCGCGCAGGTGAGCGGACATCTCAATCTCCTTTGGCGGCTGCGCCGCTGGCTCCTGCGAATGCAGGAGGTGCATCTCGAGCGCCGGCAGGTTCGTCAGCGCGACGTTGATCAGCCCCAGCACGAGAGGCGGGGGCGGGGGGTCGCCGTCCTTCCGCGGATATCGGCGCTCGAAGCGCACCGCGGGCGACAGGCCTCGGTAGTAGCGGAGCTCGACGTCGTCGCGACCCTTCGGGGTCCACGTCTCGACGTGGCCCCACAGACCCGGTCTCGGACGGTCTTCGTCGGGCTCTTCGACCGCTTCGAGGCGATCGATCCACCCCGCGGCGCGAGTGCCGTCCTCGGACCACGCGCCGAGCAGCGACTTGTGGTCCCAGTCGAACGGGAGCGGGAGCGAGCCCTGCGTGTTCGCGATGATGGTCGCGAAGTCGCTGATCGCGAGCTGGCGACCGTCTCGGGCTCGCACGACGCGCTCGCCCGGCAGCGCGTGGGGATGCCCCTCTTCGCCCATCGGGAGGATCTGAACCCACGACGGTGCGGTGAGCCGATCGGAGCCCTCGCGCTTCGAGGCGAAGAGCTCGAGATGCAGCAGTTCCGCTGCGTCCGCGGGAAGAGCGCGCTCCGCCCGCTCACGCGGAAGGGGTGACGCGTGGGCGGGGGAGGCGCCCGAGGACGCTTGGGACGTGGAGAACAACCCGAGCACGAAGTGGAAGCTGCACCACGGATGGGCGCAGCGAGGCTGCGCCCAATTCGTCAGCGCGCGTCGTCGCCCGAATCGCTCGGCGGCGGCGACTCGGACCCTCGATCAGAGTCGTCGCTCTTGCGCTGCGCAGCGGGGCGCAGGAGAGCCTTGCCGTCTTCGGGCGCAGCGAGGCCGATGCGCTCGCGCACCTGCTCTTGATCGACCTCGAGGCCGCGGTCGACGAGTTGCACAATCGCGGATGCGAAGCGCGAGAGATCTTCGGACTTCGGCACGTTCAGCGTGACGGAGGTGTATCGCTTGCGAACGCCGTGGTTCACGTCGACGTAGAGCTTGATCAACTGCTCGATGATCGTCGCCTGAAGCGTCTGTGCGTCGTGCTGCGCGATGTCGAGGCGCACGCCGGAGTGCTCAGCGCTGGCCTTGTAGTCGCCCGCGCTCCCTTCGGAGCTCGACGTCTGCCCGAGAACGGCCTTCGAGATCTGACGATCCCAGTACGTCGCGACGCTGAGGAACGTCTCGCTGCCGACGCGCCCCGTCAGCTGCACGAGCTCGACGTTCATGTCTTCGGGGACGATGCACGCGGCATCGCTGCCCATGATCTTCACCGCGCGCAGCAGCCGGCGTTGGTCGTCGTCGGAGGCCCCGACCGGGTATCGCCCGATCCTCGCGGGGATGCCGTAGACCTCCAGGAACCGCGCGAGCCCACGCAGGTCGAAGCTCTTGAACACGTAGGCGATCGAGACCGGGCGCGCGAGGCCTGCACGAATCGGAAGACCGCACTTCAGCTGCGGATCGTGGATGATGTACTTGCCGGCCGGGAGCGGCTGCCCTTCGGGCGTACCGTCATCGAAGAGGAGAGTCCGCAGGCGTTGCGGGTCGACGCGATACCAACGCGGGTCGCGCCACACGAAGTCGACGGGGATGGCCTGCCCTTCGCTCACGTCCCAGAGAATCTCGACGAACGAGAGCCCCTTCGAGACCGCATCCATCATGCCGTGCACAAGGCGCGCGAAGCGCGGGCTCCATACGAGATCCCGCACCTCTTGGGCGATCCCCTCTTCCTTCGAGGAGTCGTCTGCGGGCTCCACGGCGGGCACGATCCCCGTCATCCGCATACGCCGCGTGCCGAGCACGCTGCGGTAGTGCAGGTCGCGCTCCTCGATCTCCTCTGCGAGCGTGAGGTAGTCGCGCAGGTGGCCGCCGTCCGCGTTCTTCAACAGTCGCGCGAGACGCTCGGGCGTGAGCACCGAGCTCACGCTTTCCGTGGATGCGCTCCATCCGGCTGGTCGCCCGTGAGCGACCTGCTTGTCCTCGTCGACGTGGACGCGGCGGAGCGCGCGCAAGTCGATCGGACGACCTTGCGCGTCGTAGATCGTCACCGCCACGGACCGACTATCCCGTGCGTGTGGGCGCAGCGCCGCTGCGCCCAAATCAGTAATCGTCGTCGAGCTCCAGTGCGCTCCGAGCCTCCGCCGCGACGTTGGGCGGAGTGATCGACGTCGCCAGGGTCAGCGCGTCCGCGAGATTCGGCGATCGCTTCAGCCGCTTCACGAGCTTCTTCTTCTCCTCGAGCACGTAGCGCGTGTCGGGCTCGTAGCCGTAGCTCGGACTCATGAGCTCCTGACGGAGGCCCGGGACGCGCGGGAGGGCACCTCCGCGAGCGAGCCAGTCGCGAGTGTTGAACCAGACCTCCGTGCGCCGGTTCGCATACCGCTTGTCGTTCTTCGCCGGCGTCGACCCGATGTGCACGACCACGATGATGTCGCCGCGCTTGGCAGCTTCGCTCTCGCGCAGCGCGTCGACGCACGACTGCCCCGCGCTCACACCGTCGACGACGATCATGACCTGCCGATCGATCGGGAGCCGACGGTGCTCGTACACCAGTTCGAGCGTCGCGGCCGCAAGCATCGGGCCCGTCACGGCCCCCTTGAGCACCTTGGGCTCGTACGCGCGCAGGCCTCGCACGGGCAGCGCGACAGCATCGTCGCCACCGTGCCAGGAAGGGTCGACGCCGATCACCAGACGACCGTCGGCGGTAGCGTTCGATTGCCAGCGTTCCTCCGCCGCCTCGACGAGCGCCATGGTGATCAGCTGGTGCGAGTCCGTCTCCGCGAACTCGCCCAACACGCGGACGAGGTAGTCCGGGTGCGTCAGGTACGCAGGATCACCACCGCAGTCGATGCGCTGCTCCTCGACGTAGTCGAGCGTCGCAAGGCCCGGGATCACGCGCTCACCGGCGCGGACGTTCGGGCTGTCCTCGCTCGAGATGTGGTGAGTCACCCACGTGGTTTTACCGCGGAACCCGTCGGCGAACCAACCGGTGGTCTTCGTCGGGTTCGACATCGCCAAGATCTTCGCGCCGCCGTCTACGCCCTTCTCGCCGCCGGCCGTGTTGCCGCGGGCGGCCGCGTACAGCCGATCATCGAAGCCGCTGGCTTCGTCGATGACGATGAACACCTCTTCGCCGGAGAGTCCCTGAAAGAGCTCCGGGCGCTTCGTCGCGATCCCGAAGAGGCGTGCGCCGCTTGCAGTGCGGATCCCCGTCTTCGGATCGAGCGGCAGCGACGGCACGCCGAGGTCGGGTCCGATGCGCTCCCAAAGAGTATCGAGCTCCGCCCACAGGATGTTTTTCACCTGGTGAAGCGACGGCGCCGTGAGCACAGCTTTCGTCTTCTTGCCCGGTCTCGTAGCGACCCACCATCCAGCGAGACCCACCGCGGAGGTCGTCTTCGACACCTTTTGACCCGCACGACACAGCACGCGCGGGTACAGCTGCACCTTCTCGATGAGCCCACGTTGCCCTCCGCGGCCGCGCGCGGCTACCTCGGGCTCGACGTCCCATACGGTGAGGCCGAGGACGTCCTCGAAGAACCCCACCGGGTCGTTGCGGTACCTCTCGTACTTCCCGATCCGTGTCTTGGCGTTGTGCTTCGCTCGTTCGCCCGCGAGCCACTTGGGATCGAGCATCAGGCCTCACGACGTCGCCGCCGGAAGCGCAGGGGTCTCCGCCTCGAGCTCGTGCTCCTCCAACAGTCCGCGCGACCGAAATTCAGCCTCGATCGCGGCGAGCACCTCTCCTGCTGCAGCCGTCGAGATCCGTGCGAGCACACCCGACAGAATCTCCTCGACCGCCGCACGCACCTTGCGGTCGTTCACCGCCTTTGCCCCGTAGCGAGCGGGGAAACTGAGCCTCAGCCAGACCTCGCGGGCTCGCCAGTCCGGCATGCCGGCGACGTTCACACCCTGCCGGAGCTCTTCGAGCGCTATCGACTCCGCCTTCGCGCGGGCCAAGTCGACGGACGACGCGAAGTCGGCGAGCTCACGAGAGGCTCCTGGACTGCGCCCCTGCGCCAGCCAGCCGTGCAGCGTCCGCACGCTGAGATTTGCGCTCGCGGCCGCGCCCTCAAACGTCGATCCGCGCTCGATGGCGGCAAGCACCGAAGCCGCTGTCGACGGAAGTAGCTTCGTCGGACGCCCGAGCCGGTTGTTCCCGCCGTTCTTTGGCGTCTTTACCGGCTTTTTTGTGGATTTTGCCTTCTTCGAAGCTGTTTTCGGCACTTTCTTCCGTCCGATTCCCCTTCGGACTGTGGTTTTCCTCGGCGCGCCTCGCGCGCATGCGCGCGTATAGGGGTGAATTTTCTAGGGCTCGCTCACATGGGGTCTCCGCTCCTCCCCGGTCGGTCCTCCAAAAATCGACGGGGGGGGGTCGCGGAGCACCGCCCACATCCTCGACCACGCCTCCCAGGATGCCGCGCAGCTGGGGTCTCCACACCCGCAGCTCCGACCCATCTTGAGCGCCCGCTCGACGACGATTCGCTTCCTGCCGCACACACACTCAGCGAGCGCGCGCGGGCGTGGACGCAGACCTTCGGTCTGTGGGTGGAGCTGGCGCTTCACCAACCATCGACCGAACACCTGACCGACGCGCACCCGCTCACCGCGTCGCAGCACGATGCACTGGCTGTCGAGCCGCATCCTCGCTGCCTCCGGGATCACCCCGGCCAACGCGGTCAGACCGTGGTGAACGGACCTACAGGACGGTCGTGAGCAGCCAGAGCTGCGCCCCATCTGCAGGTCCTCGAGGAACACGGGCTGCGTGTGGCCGCAGATGCACCGACACGTCCACCTCGACCGCACTCCGCCACGTCGGGAGCCGTGCGGCCCAAACCTCACCAGCGTCCAGCGCCCGAACCGATCACCAGACTTCGCGTCGCTCAAGCAGCCCTCCGTTCGTCCACGGCGCGCAGCCGCGCGACCGCCTTCGTCCACGTCGACTCGTCACGCTCGGCGCCGATGGCCCGGCGCCCCTCGAGCACCGCAGCAACGAGCGTCGTTCCACCGCCGGCGGTGGGGTCGACGAGCAGGTCGCCGGGCTCGCTGTAGTCCACGACGAGCGCGCGCATGAGCCACAGCGGCTTCGCTCCTCGCACCGCTCGAGCGCTTCGGTCGAGCGCGTTCTCACCGGTGTCGAAGCTCGGCCCGTAGTAGGCGCCCGGCAGCGCACATGGGAGGCCCGCGAGTCGACGTCGCCGGCGCCGCTCGCGGAGCCACTCGACCGAGCGCGGCCGCGCCGGCACGAGGTAGTCACTCCACGAGCTCGGCCCGTCGCCGGTGAGGCGGACGTTGCGCGCGTGCTGCGTGCAGGCGATGGGGGCGAAGGGGTAGCGATCGCCGTCGAGGGTCGCGCGCTCCCACGCCGGCACGAGGTCGTGTGACGTGAGCGCCGCGAGCCACCCGGACACCCGAGGGCTCCACGAGGCGACGTATTCGCGCACGTCGTCGTCGCTCCACGCGCAGTACTCGAGACCAGCGGACGCGAGCGCGGCCGCGCCTCGGTCCTTCGAGTAGCGCGGATCCTTGCCGCCCGTGCGCTGTCCTTGGTGCGTGCGTCGCGAGAACGGCGGGTCGCCGAGGAGCACGTCGACGAGCGCGACGTCGTCGAGGACGTCGCGCCAGTCGCCGCACCGGAGCTCCCAGCCTACGCCGCGCTCCACTCGCAAGCGCCGCGTCATGCCTTGCGCTTGCCTCGCTTCGCGGTGGTCGCTGCGATGGTCTTCGACGAGGCCTTCTTCGGCTTCTTCGCCGCGGCCTCGACGTCGCGCTTGATCGCGTCAGCGTCAACCCCAAGCAGCTCGAGCGCGGCCGCACGCGCCGATTCGCCCTCCTCGGTGCGGTCGCGGCTGAACGTTCGGACGAGAAGCCCGACGAGCAGCAGTCGCACGAGCTCTTCGTCGCTCTTCACGGATGCGACGTGCTCGACGAGCGCCTTGTGCCTCTCCAGGTAGCTCTGGCACTCGCGGATCCCGAGGTCCACGAGTGTCGGGCTGTCCAAGCGGTCGAGGGCGAGCAGCGCGAGCGGTCGCAGCAGTCCGCCGGGGCCGAACACCTCCGCCTCGGTCAGATCGACGCTGCGCGCCTTCTGGATCGCCGCATCCTGTACAGCCCGAAGCACCGCGCGCTGGATCTTCTCCTTCTCGCGACGCTTCTTCTCCTGCTGAGCGTACGAGTCGGGCTGCGTGTCGCCGCCGGTCTCCCCCTTCTTGAACGCGGATCGGATGCGCTTCGCGAGGCTCTCCTTGATGACTTCACGAGGCGCGCCCGTGCCGTCCAGCGTCACCGTGATCTCGGTCGCCGGGATCGGCTCGCCGAACGCCTTCTTGTGCGCCTGCGACCACGTCAGCTCGCGGTTGCCGCTCTTGATGCGATCCCAGGTGTGCCCGTGGTTCGCGGGCGCGTCGGCGGGGACGTAGTCCGCGGTGCGGAGGTCGGAGCCGTTCCAGAGCGGCGTGCCCGCGTAGGCCTTCGCGTCGAGCTTCTTCTTGACCGTGGCGCCCTGCTCCTTCGCCTTCGCCGCGAGCTCCGCGAACCACCACGCGTTCTTCGCGTCCCAGCACGCGTGGTCGACGCATCGGTCGTCTTTGGTGGCGGCGAGGGCGTCGGCGAAGAGCTCGGTTTGAGCGCCCGTCCGGTGCATGCACGTCGTGCAGGCTCCGCGCGTCCCCTTCGCGTCCGGCACGACGTCGAGCGGGAACTTCGCGCCGCTCAGCAGCAGCGCGGCGCGCACGAGCGCGCTCGTGATGCTCGCCGACGGGATCGGCTCTCCAGGAGGCCTCGGAGGCCACGCCGCGCGCCCTTCCCGGAGCGCCCTCGCTTGCGTGGGCTCGTCGAAGCGCGCGAGCGCGGCCGCGACACCGAAGGTGAGCTCGCCCGCGCGGAAGGCCTCGCGGCCCTCGGCTCCGAGGCCCGCCAGCCGCAGCCGCCCGTGGACGTGGGCGACCGTCTTGCCGAGCCGGGCTGCGACGGCCTCCGCGCTCCCCTTCAGCTCCATGAGCTCGCGGATCGAGTCCGCCTCGTCGAGCGGGTGGATGTCTTCGCGCTGCGCGTTCTCGGTGAGCACGATCTCGCGGGCCGTGTCGTCGTCGCAGCCGTCGAGCACCCAGCAGCGCGCCGTGGTGTGCCCGCCCAAGATCATCGCGAGGCGCCGGCGGGCTCCGGCGAGCACCTCCCAGCGCTCCTCACCTCGCTCGCCCCGCTTGGGCCGCACGGTGAGCTCGTGGAGCTGCCCGTGCGTCCCGATGTCGCTCATGAGCTCGACCACGTCCTCTTCGCGGATCGGTCCGCGAGGGTTGCGCGGGTAGACGTCGAGTGCGTCGAGCCGGATGACCTCGGACCGCCCCTTCGGCCGAGGCGGTGGGTTGCCGAGCTCGCGGGCCATGTCGGCGAGCTCGTCCTCGAGCGTCTCGGTCTTCGGCTTCGCCTTGAAGCCGTTCGCCGCTTTCGGGGCGCCCTTCGCGGGGAGGTCGGGTCTCAGGGTCCCCGTTTCGGCGGCTACCTCGGCCGCGCTCTTGCGTGGCTTCTTCGGCTTCTTGGGTTCGGTCGTGGTCTCCATCGGTGGCTCCTCCTGCGGCCGTGCGTCCTCAGCGCGGCCGCGTGGTCGTGGGTGCGAGGCCTCGACGGCGCTCGAGCTCGGCGAGGAGGTCCGCGTCCTCGGGGCGCGCGAGCGCCGCGCGGAGGGTCGCCGCCGGCAGCGCGAGGCCGACCTCGCCTGCGATCTGTGCCCAGAGCGCGATGCACACGGCCTCGGCCGCATCGTGCGCGAGCTCGGCGCTCGTCACGGTCGCCGCGCGCGCCAGCGCAGCCCGCTTCCACGCCTCCGTGGGGCGTCGCTTCGGGTAGCCGAGGACCCGCGCGCGCCACGTGCCGGTGTCGACTCGAATGACCGAGCTCGCGCGGATGGCTGCGCGCTCGAGCTCCGCGAGCCAGCGCCCCCAGTTCGCACCGAGCCCCGCCGCGGTCTGCGCACCGAAGGGGCGACGCTTCTCCCCCGGCCGCGCCTCGCCCGGCTTGGGCGCGGGCACACGCCAGGTCTCCGCAACGACGACGAGGACGCGCTCACGCTCGGCCGCGGTCGTCACCGCAAGCTGCACGCACGCCTCGCGTTGCGGCGTGGTCTTCGCGACGCCAGCTTCGACGCGGAGCGCGCGGTGCTGCGCCTCCGGCACCAGCACGCACCAGCCCGAGGTCGCGCCCGGGTCGATCGCAAGGATTACCACCGGCCACGGCCTCGAGGTCGCGGGGAGCCGAGGGCGCTTCATGCCGCACCCCACCCGGAGACACGCCAGCCCATCTCGGTCTGCTCACGCAGCGCGCGCGGCAGTGGCGGTCGGTCGTAGACGTCGACGAACGGCGCGGGCTCGATGAGACGCGGCGGGCAAACTATTCCCGGGCTGGACTTGGCCGGATCGGCCTCAGGACACGAGAGATCCTCGGTGTCGCAGAGGATGGGCCTGTCGGAATCGGTCGAAGAATATTCCCGGTCGCTCTCGAGCTTCGGGAGCCCGAGCTCGTCACGGAACGCTTCCTCGAGGGTCTGCTCGAGGCTCTGCGCCAAGTCGACAGGTGGCCGGATCGCGCCGGCGTCCCGACGGTCACGCCCAACGTGCGCGTCGACAGCGGACGCCGGCGCGTCCGACCCGCGCGGTTGCACGGGGGCAGGGGCGAAGAGCGGCTCGTTGACGCGCGCGGCGCGTGGAGCCAGCACGGAGGCCTCCGGGACGGGAGGCAGCACGGGGCGCATGAGCCCGCTGTCGGTCCGGTGCTCGGGGCAGAGGTGACCCCACGACCGGATCTCCGGGAGCCACACGACGAGCCAGTCCGCCGGGATCGGCTGACGGGTCCGCGCCTCGCATTCGTCGCAGACGATCACGCACCACCTCCACGAAGGGTCGCGAGGACGCCCGCAGCGGCTTCGCCGAGGGGCACGATCTCGGAGGCCGGAGGCGCTACCTTCGCGAGCTTCCGATCGGTCTCCGCCGCGTCCGGTGTGCCGTTGCTCGCGGGCTTCAAGTGGCGCTCGGCGGCGATGCGCTCGCGTTGCCGCGCGCCCGCCTTCGCGCGTGCCTTGTCGCCCTCGAGGCGAGACGCCCAGCTCCCGATCGATCCGAAGAACTTCCGCCAGGGCTCCGCCGGCCGGACGTCGCGCGTGCGAGCCCAACGCACGTAGCCCTGCACCTCGGCCTGCACGCCCGCGGCGGTCCCTCCGCAGCGCTCGAGCACAGCCTCGGCGTCGGCTCGGAAGAGCGGGCTCCAGCAGCCCGGCAGGCGCTCGGCGAAGGCCTCGAACCAGGCCTCGTCGAGGGCGCGCCACACACGGGCCGGGTTCATCTCCTCGGGGTCTTGCGCGGGTGCGCGATCACTCTCCGAAGGAGAGATCGGGACGGGCCGGGTCGGGACGGGCCGGGGGGGCGTGACATCGACGGACGCGTCACCGCGCACGTCACCCGCTGCGTCACGTGGCACGTCACGCTGGGTGTCACGCGGCCCGTCACGCTCGTTGTCACGCGTGACGGGTGCGTGACTGTCACGCGTGACGGGTGCGTGACCATCCTCCGGTTCCCCGCGTTCTCGACGTCGCTGGCGTCGCTTCCGTTCGCGAGTGAGCGCCTTACGGCGCTCCACTTCGCTCTTCATCGCGGGCTCTTGGTGGTCCTCGTAGTCGTGGATTCGCCAGCCCGCGTCGCCTTCGCGGTGCCAGAGTCCGACTTCCACGAGGCGGTCGGCGAGAGCTCGCGCGCGCTTCTCCGGCCACGATCCGGGCGAGAGAGCGAGCAGCGCGTAGCTCGGCACGAGGCCGTCGGTGGTGTGGGCGTTCGCGTAGCAGAGCCCAGCGACCCACATCCAGCACGCCTCGGGTCCAGCCTGCAGCAGCTTCGGGTGCTGCGGCGCCCGGTCGTCGATCTTCGCCCAGGTCACGCGGCCTCGCCTTCTGCCGCGCGGAGCGCGGCGTCGATCTGCGCGATCTGCTCGAGCAGGCGCGCGCGTCGCTCACGCATCCGATCGGGCTGCTCGGGGAGCGGTGCGTCGAGCAGCTCGGGGCGCACGAAGCGGATCACGTAGAGCGACGCCCGACGGCTCTTGCACGCGTAGCCGACGACGCCTCGTCGCCGGAGGTCGCGGAGCACCCGGTCCGCGCTCGCCGGCGCGCCGCCCACGGCCTCGCGGAGCTCGTCCGCGTGGAACTCCTGCCCGATGCGCTCGAGCGCCCACGCGACGATGCGCGGGGCGAGCGCGTCGGAGACGCGAGCGAGGTGCTGCGCCTGCGTGTCGGCGCGCTCCGCACGCTCGACGCGCTCGAAGTCGAGGCCGCACTGGATCATCGGCGCCGACCTCCGGGAGCGCGTCGACGCGGCTTCGGCTTCTGCTCCGCCGGCGAGAACTCGATCACGCGAAGGCGGGCCGGGAGCACGTCGAGCTCGCGCGTGAGCACGCCGCAGAGCCGCTCGAGCGCCGGGCCTGGCTCGGGCACACCCTCGAGGAGCCGACGCTCGGCGAGGGTCGGCCAGAGCTCCACCGTCTTCGTCCAGGCCTCGAAGGCTGCGTCGTGCTCACCCGCATCGCCGAGAGCGCGGCACGCGGTCAGCAGCGATCGGAGCGCGGCCGCGTTGCGCTCCTCGGTCTCCCACACGGCCGCCCGCCACCGCCCCAGCGCCGCGCGCGCATCGAGCGTCCAGACCTCGGGCGACGAAGCCCAGAAGTCGTTGACCGCGTCGGGAGCCGGCGGCGGCTTCAGCCGTCGCGCCGTCGCGGCCGCGGTGCGCTGACACGCGAGCATGCGCCCGTGCGTGGGCGAGGCGAGGGCCTCTCTCACGGCTCCTCCTCCTCTTCGTCCTCGACGAACGAGGTGAGCGTCGCGCTCTCGACCGTGCCATCGGCGCCGACGCCGGAGCCCGGGGTCGTGTAGCTCGTGTGGATCGCGTGCAGCGGCCGCGTGACGAGCTCGACGTCGTCCGGCGTGATCGGCGCGAGCACGCGCCACGTCACGACCCACACCGAGTAGCCCGCGCGAGCGAGCTCGCTGGAGCTCTCGTTTCGTGTGCGGACGTTGGTCGCGGGCCCGCTGGTGAGGTCGCCACCCCCGCTCGCCGTCGGAGCGGCGCCGGTGATCAGGTCGTAGGCGACCCGGAGGGCGATCGCGCCCGCGAGGTCGCCCTTCGACGCGATGTCCTCCTCGCGCGCGGCCGCGCTGCGATCCGTCGCGACGACGGCCGCGAAGCGGTGCGGTGCCTCCGTCTCGCCGGAGAACTCCGCGTCGTCGGTCCCGAGGCAGACCACGTACACGACCGGCGTGGCCTTGCTGCCGATGCGCTTGAGCTCGGCCTCGTTCACGTCCTCGTCGTGCGCGACCGCGGTGCGCACGTGCGGGAGCGTCGCGATGCGCGCGACGTACGCGTTTCGGAGCGCGATCACCGCGGCCTCCGCTGGTAAGGCCGCGGTGCGTGCCGGCTCGGAAGGAACGCGTTGCGGACCACGCCGCCTCGGATCGCGGCGGTGATCGCGTCGCGGTCCGTCCGCACGTGGTTCGCCCACACCACCGCGTCCGGGAGCGTGGCGCTCACGCACGAGGCGAAGACCGGACGACCGTGCACGTAGGCCGCGCCCGCCTCCACCCACGCGCGGCGCGCGATGGCGCCCTCGTCCTCGTCGGGCACGAGCAGCACGAGCGCGTCGCACGCGCCCGCGGCGCGAAGCCGATCGACCATGCGGGTCGTGCGCTCGTGATCCTTCAAGCGGATCGGCCCGATGTCCTCGAGCGCGAGCCAGTCGTGAGCGACGCGCCCGCCGAGCTCGGTGACGAGCTCGAGCGCCTTCCGCACGCGGTCGACCTCCTGGCTCGACGCGGCGATGTAGATGGACCTCGCACCGTGGACGGTGCACTTCGGGTCCGCGCCGAGGACACGGTCGCAGGTGCAGCGCAGCTCGGTCATCGCGTGCCTCCGACGACCCGGAGGCCGATCACGCCCTCGCGCATCGCCGCGAGTCCCACCTGCTCGAGCGCGAGGTTGGCGCTCACCGCCTCGCGAGCCTCGCGCGCGAGCTCCGCGCCCTCGTCGCGGGTGAGGTGGCCGTCGGCGAGGCCTCGGAGAAGTGACGCGACGGCCTCTCCCGACTCCTGCTGCGCCTTTGCCGCGAGCTCCAGGGACGACGAGAGGTCCGTCGCCGCTGGCAGCTCGACGAGCGCGAGTCCCAGCTTCGACGCGAGGTGCTGCAGCACGACGAGCTGGAGCGCGCGCGGCGCGCTCATCAGGTCGCGCAGCGGCAGCGTGTCGGGGTGCGTGAGGCTCTGAGCGCGCTCGATGCGCGACTTCGAGCTGCCCACGAAGAACGCCAGCGACTCGCACGACAGCCCGGCGGCGTCCATCGCCAGCCGCAGCAGCTTCGACGCCTCGCGTTCACTCTCCGCGCGCAGCGCTGCGCGCTCCTCGTCCCTCATCATGCGCACCTCCCGATGACCTCGGCGAGCGACAGCCGGCGCCCCGCGCACCAGACCGACGCGAACATCGCGACTCGCAGCAGCAGGGCCGCGAGGGCCCGGATCCGCGAGCGCCAGCGGACACACGCGCGGCGGTGCGCCGCCCGTCGGCGCCGAGCTCGGCGCGCCGCGTTCACGCTGCACCTCGCGCGCGGCGCCACTGCTCGAGCACGTACACGAGTGCCCACGCCCAGGAGTCCAGGCGTGTCCGCGCCAGCTGAACGAAGGCGTACGGCTGTCGGCCCGACAGCATCTTCGGAGTCGCCGACCAGACAGCGTGGGACGCTGCGGCTTCGAGCTCGTCGTCGCTCAAGCTCGCCAGCTCTTCGCTCAGCGTCATCGACGGTCCTCCTCGACGAGCGCGCGAATCTGCGACGGCATCGGGTCGCGCCGGAGCTTCTTGTCGAGCTCGTGAGAGGCGATGCGGTACGCGCGCGCCTGGCTCGTGAGCGCGTCGTGGTAGACGTGCGCGGCGAGGAGCCCGGTGAGCACGCCGAGCACGAGCATCCCGAAGCCGCCGATGCCCTGGAGCACCGCGCCGCCGGAGAGCACGAAGGCGCCGCCCACGAAGAGCGAGAGCGCGACGAGCGCGAGCATCAGCGCGCGCGCGAGGTCCTCACGGGCGAACGCGAGCTCGCGGCGGAGCACGCTCGCGTCGTACTCGTCGAGCGCCTCGAGCAGCTCCGCCGACGGGTGCCACGGCTCGCAGCCCGGCGACGGGAGCACCGCGCGAGGCGATCGACCGATCGCGCGTTCAGGGGTCGCGACGAGCCTCATGCCGCCTCGTCAGGGGTCGAGGCCGGATCGACGCTGGTCTCATGACCGTCGCCGCGCAGCAGCCAGTCGAGCGAGACTCCGAACAGCTCGGCGAGCTGGGCCACCTGCTCGGTGTTCGGGACCGACGCTCCTCGCTCCCAGTCGCTGACACGCATGGTGTCCACGTCGAGCGCGACGGCCACGGCGCGCTGCGTGAGCCCACACCGCTTTCGGGCGAGCCGGATCTGGCCGCTCACGACCGATTTGAACTCGGGGGAAATCGCACGCACGCCGCAACGATATCGCCTAGCCGATATCGCTTCAAGCAGATTGCGACATGTAGCGGCTACCCGTTAGCTGCGGACATGACTCTCGGGCAGCGACTGCAGCAGGCGCGCAAGGCGGCGAAGCTCACTCAGGAGCAGCTCGGCACTCGCACGGGCATCCGAAAGCAGACGATCTCCGACTGGGAGACCGGGCGCGTCGCTTCACCCGACGCAGCGATGCTGCACACTGTCGCGCGCGAGCTGAAGGTGACGGTGGACTGGCTCTTGGCCGGCGAGGCTCGCTACGAGAACGACGACGACCCGCGCCGTCGCTACCCCGACCTCGCCGCCGCGCTCGAGCTCGTCCATTACCCACAGGTTGTGGTCGACGAGCTGCTCGCGTGGGCCGGCCTCGACGGGGCGAAGCCGAAGGATGTGCAGGGCTGGCTGCGCCGCGCGAAGGAGATCGCCGAGGCGAAGGACTCAACCCGCCACTGACGCCGCCGCGACCTCTTCGGCGACCTCGGGGGTCACGAGCACGAGCTCGACCTCTCCGGCGTCCTCCCGCGGCAGCAGCTCGACGACCTCGAGGTCGAGGCGCCCTCGAAGCCACGGCGAACGACCAGCCCAGACGCGACGGCCGCGCCAGAGCGCGCCCACGGCGCTCTGCACGGTCACGAGGCGACGGATCGTCACCTCCCACGACAGCTCGTGACGCTCGCGGATCGGGGCCACACGCCAGCCGAACCGCGCGAGGTCGCGCTTCGCGGCGCGGTCTGGGATCACGAGGCAGTTCGCGATCCCGTTCGCCGTGCGCTCGCACGCGCCGTCGAGCCCCGCCCGTCGCGCAAGGATGTGGCCGAGCTCGTGGGCGAGCGTCCACTTCCTCCGTCGCGGCTCCTCGCCGTGGCGCACGAACACGAGCGAGAGGGTGGCCCCCGGAGGTCCGTGCGTCTCGACGATCTGCACGTCGTGCGCGCGCGCGACCTCTCGAAGGTCGACGACGTCGTCCTGCGAGGCGCGCTCGAGCGCCTGCCTCGCGATCCCCTCGTACTCCTGCCAGCCGACCACATCCCCTCCGCGCGCCCACGGGAAGGTGGCGATCAGATCCACGCGGGTGTGACGATCAGAACGGCTTGAAGGCGACGATCGCCTCGACGACCTTCTGGATGCCGTCGGTGTAGACCTTCGGCGAGAAGCCGACCCACTCCTCGTGAATCGCTCGTCCGTTCGCAAAGTCGGCGTGCAAGACGACCACCTCAACGCGAGATCCGCGCTCGAGACGAACGCCGTTCAGGAGCGCCGTCAGCTTGATGTTTCCGCGTGTCGCGCCGACAGGCGAGACCTCGAGAACACCGCGCGCGCGCTCCCAGCTCGAGTGCCAGCGATCGGGCGGAAACGACTTGATGAGCTCGTGAAGCTCCTCCAGGAGGTCGATCATCACAGCGCCGCGATGCTTGTTCTTCGCGAACGTGTCGTCATGGAGCTTCAGCAGAAGATGCTTTGCTGTCGCGCGGGCAAAGAGCGGTATGTCCGACATTTCAACGATCTGGCCTTTGCATCCAGATCGCATGCAATCCTGAACGTGCGTCATCCCCCAAACGGGTGAGAGCTACGCCCGCCCGACGGGCGCGCGACAGCCAAGGCGCCGACTTCCCGGCACGCACCACCAAGCGTCGCCGAGCTCGCGGAAGTACACGAGGCGCCACCGACCGGCGTCGTGAAGGATCACGGGGACGTCGGGGCGCGCGGAGAGCGAACGGGTGAGCATGGCGCGCGCATCGGTCGCGGCTGCCGCGCGGTTGCTCACCGGCGGATGGTCACGTGCGCGTATGCGCGCCGCTCGCCCGAGGTCGTCGTGAGCGAGGACGACGACGAGCGCGAGACGTTGCGGCTCCCGCACGCCACGAAGAGCTCGCCCTCCTGAAACGTCGCGCCACCGGTGGTGCAGTCGGCTCGAACCAGCGAGGTCGGCAGGACGCCGCTGCACGTCGCGCCGGGAGGGCATGGAGGCGTGACGACGTCCTCGCCGAAGACGGTGCGGCCGCAGAGCACCACGTCGACGCCTCGAACCGAGGCGGCGTCCTCGAGATCCATGCGCGCGAACCAGAGCGTCTGCTCGCTCAGAAGCCCCGTCTCCTCGTTCTCGACACGGTAGGTCGCCTCCGAGTCGCAGAGCAGCATCGTCTGCGCCTCGGCGCGCCCCGAGTCCGAGATCGCGTCGCCGATCGCGACCATCGCATCTCCGATCACGCCCGACGCGTCGCCACACGACGCCACGAAGACCAACGCGAGGAGCCACCGCATCGGGGAATCCTCGCCCGTTGGCGCGCGGGCGTCATCCCCTGGACGGGGTAGGCGCTACTCGAAAGGTAGGACGCTCTCCGACAAAACGCCCTCCGTATCGTTGACGCGATATCGCCTAGCCGATACACCTCGGACATGGTGCTCAACGAGCTCACCGAACGACAGGCCCGCGCCGAGCTCCGGTCGCGCGACGTCGCCGTCGAGTCGCGCTGCGAGCCGAACGGTTGGGTGGTGATCGCGATGCGGGACGGACGCCTCGTCGAGTACGCGGGCGGCCTGCACCTGCTCACCGCGCTCCGCCGCCTCATCGAGCGCGTCGACGAGCACGACGCGCGCGTCCCCCGCGCCCCCGGAGTCCCCGCGGAAGCCCGCGCCCTTGCAACCACGGCCGCGCCGGTGCGCGGCGAGGAGACCGACTCGTGACCGCCACCACCGCCCCCAGCACGTTCCGCCCCCTCCAACGCGCGGAGCACCCGCGCTTCATCAAGCTCGTCTCGCACGCGCTCGCGCGTGTGATGCTCTTCGCAGGCCTCGAGGAGGCCGCGCGCAACGTCGTCCAGCCCCTCGTCGACGGCGAGTGCGCGAAGGTCTACCAGCTCGTGCTCGACGTGCTCCGCAGCCCGACCCGGGCGCGCGTGCTCTCGTCCACCGATCCGCGCCAGCACGCGCTCGCCGCGGCCGAGGTCGCCGTGGACTACGTCGACGCGGTCTGCCCCGCGTGGCCGTCGCAGCTCCACCGGTGGTCCGTGCTCACGCAGGTCGTGGGCATCCCCGAGGACGTCCTCCGCGCACTCGAGCTCGAGCGGCGCGCGGCGCGAGGAGACGTCGCGGCGTGACGTTCCGGCTCGTCTTCGGTCGCATCGAGCGTGACGAGTCCGGTGCTCGCACGCTCGTCGCGAGCCCGGACCTCGCCGGCGTCGACCTGACCGGCGACGAGGTCCACCTCGTCTACGCCTACGAGAACGACGACGCGCGATTCGCGACCGCGGCCGCAGTCGAGCTGACCGAAGCGTGGACGCAGGCCGGCGCCGATCACATCCGCGCCATCCCCTACCGCCTGACGATGTCGTGGCCCGCGGATGCGCCGCGACCACCGACCGACGAGCTCGTCGACGCACGCGAGCTCGATCGCGAGTGAGCTCTCGAAGCGGCGACGCGCACCCACGCGTGCCGCCCCCCCTCTGTGCGCGCGGGACAACACCTCCCCTCCCCGCGCGTCGTCGCTTCGAGCGCTCCCCTTACACGCCTCGCCACCCAGCAGGAGACCCATGCCCGAACGACCGATCTGGAAACCTCTCTCTCGAACGCGCACCGCGAAGCTGCGCAACGAGCTCGCGCGCGCGCTAGTGCCGATGCTCTCCGGGCCCGAAGCGGAAGCCACCGCGATCGTGCTCGTCGAAGGCCTCGCCGACGGCTCCGTGCGCGACGTGTTCCGACTCGTCTGCCAGAACGTCGACGCGAGCGTGGAGCGCCCAACGCTCGCAGCCCTCGTCGCCCTCTACCTCGGGCACGCCGTCGACAGCTCGGTCGAGCAGCGCGACGACGAGGAGCTCCTCGGCGACGCGGGCGTGCCCTCCGAGCTCATCGATTCCGCGCTCGAGCTCGCCGGCGAGCTGCAGAAGGGACGGGCCGCGTGACCCTGACCCTCACCAGCGAGCAAGTGGTCTCGATCCTGAAGCAGGCCGAAGGCCTGAAGCGCGCGATCGAACGGTTGCCCGATTGGGCCGAAGAAGCCATCGGCGACATCTACGACGTGAAGGCCGCGGAGAGGCACCTCAGCGAGTCGTTGCAGCCGCTGCAGGCCATCCAGCAAACGCTCCGTGCGGCGAAGCTCCGCGAGGCAGCATGGATCTCGACGATCGACGGGCCCAAGCTCGTCGACCCGGACGGGTGGCTCGACGCTCTCGAAGCGTTCGTTGAGAAGCCGGTCAACGGAGCCATCGCAGGCGGCGACCGGTGGCCCGGGAGCTTCGTCGCCATGTACTGGTCCTACGCGGTCTGCCCACGAGGTGTGCCGACGTACGGGCGTCTCGAGCGGTACGGCTACCACCACGACCCCGAGCGAATCTTCGGCGTACTCGAAGGTATCGACAAGCCCGCGCGGCCGCACGCAGGTCGAGCCACTTGGTCGACGTTCTCAGACGCAGTCGAAGACGACCGCGAACCACCGATCGTTCGGCTTGCGATCTCGGCCGCGCTCGGCGCACCAAGCATCACGGTCAACGCAGCCCTCGTCCGCAGCGCGCTCTTCGGCATCGTGACCGGCGATCCGCTCGAACGCATCAATGTCTCGTTCGACCCGATCTTCGGCGACGGCTTACTTCCGCGGCCCGCGCGGTTCGAGACGAGTCGGGGGTGCGCGTGGGTGATGAACTACCGAGCGGGCGACGACTCTCAACACGTCGTGCTGGAGGCCGCGTGACCGAAGACGAAGCGAACGAGGCGCGGGAGCGCGCCATGCAGCGCGAGTCGGCTGGGCTCGTCGATGCGATGAAGGAGCTCGAGCGACGCTTCCCCGGCCGGACGATCATCCTGATCACCGCGCCCCGCATCCAGAAGAGCCTCGACTCGCTCGCCCTCACCTACTCGAGCACCGACGTCCCGGAGCTGTCGGCGCCGGTGGTCGTCGCGGCCGCAGAGCGTGTGCTCGATCGCCTCGCGCCACCGAAGCCGCGAGGTGCAGCGTGAGCGGCCTCGACGCGCTCGACGAGCGCGAGGTCTGGGATGCCGTCGTCGACATGGTCCTCGACGCGACCGAAGAGG